TCAATGCACAAAAGTAAAAGCTGTAGTGGAAGATGGTAAAATAATTAGTATATCAAAGAGTGATTAATGAGCAGAAGAGATAAGCAACCACCAAAAACCAAAAAGTATTTTAGGTCCACAAAGTCTGGTGCTGGTATGACCAAAGCTGGTGTTGCAAGATACAGAAGAGAAAATCCCGGATCAAAATTAAAAACTGCTGTCACTAAAAAAACAGGTTTGACAGCAAGAGAGAAAGCTAGAAGAAAATCTTTTTGTGCGAGATCAGCAGGTCAAATGAAAAGATTTCCGAAAGCTGCAAAGAATCCAAACTCAAGACTAAGACAAGCAAGAAGAAGATGGAGATGTTAGTGTGCCTAAAAAGACTTGGAACAAATCAAAAGATAGAGTCTTTATCTGTGGCTACTGTAACTATTGCCATAAAGAATTGTTGAATAATGAGGGTGGATGGATTATAAATGCAGAAAAGAAACACTATTGTCACGATGGTCGTGATGGAAGTTGTTTCGATAAATATATAAAGGAGAAACAATATGCCGGGTTACTATGGAAAAAAAATGAAGAAACCAATGAACAAGAAAAACAAGATGGACAAGAAGAAAAAAAATATGAAAATGAAAGTGAGTAAAAGATAATGCTGGAAAAGGCTAAAAAGAAATACTCAAAGAAACAAATGAAGATAGCTCGTGTTGCAGAACCTAGAGATAAGATCACAGGAGCTGACTTTGCAAAGTTAAGAAAAAATAAAAAAAGAAGGTTAGCATGACAACTAAATCAGTAAAAGCACCAAAGGGTTTTCATTGGATGAAAAAAGGTTCAACTTTTAAACTTATGAAAGGCGATTACAAACCACACAAAGGTGCTGTAAAGATGGCAAAGTTTACAGTACAAAAAAGACATGGCTAAACTTTGTGCCAAAGGTAAAGCTGCTGCTAAACGAAAGTTTAGAGTATATCCATCAGCTTATGCAAATATGTACGCTGCTGGTGTATGTAGTGGTAGAATAAAACCTAAAGGTACAAGAAAAAAAAGAAAGTAATGTCAAAAGGTTTAAGGTCTTGGGTAAGAGCTAACTGGGTTGACATTGCCAATCCCAAAAAGGGTGGCGGCTTTCCAAAGTGCGGTAGAAGTAAGGGTGAAAAGAGAAGAAACTATCCCAAGTGTGTTCCTGCTGCAAAAGCTAGAGCCATGACAGCAAGTCAAAGAAGAGCTGCTGTATCAAGAAAACAAAAAGCTGAAAAAAGAACAAGAACAAATAAAAGACCAAACTATGCTAGGACTTAATTAGTTCATCAAACTCTTGCCACATTGTTTGATCCTGACCCCAATATCTTTCACCATTATATTTCATCTGTATTGAATATAAAACTGTGGTGTGATCTTGACCAAATATTCTACCTATATCTGTAAGTGACATCTTATATTTTTCTGCAAGTATATTATGTATGATGTTTCTAGCTCGAACAAAGTCTTTGGTCCTTTGTTTACCAACTAAATCTTTTTTACTTAGCTCATACTTCAAACAAACTTTATTTAACAAATCATCAATAACAGACTTTGGTGGGTTGCCTAGTTGATGACCAATTATTTTTTTTGGCTTTGACATTCTTTCAACAACATCAGCTTTAGTTGATAGTGCTAGTAGATAACCTTCTTTGAAGCCACCCTTGTATAGTTTTACTTCTTGATCATTCAACAAATGAAATGCTTTCTTGTATTGCTTGATAAAATTATTGTTGCCTTTTTTATTTAAGTATTGATCGAATATATCGTTTATTAGAGACATAGTATCCCTGATCCTTTCTTTGTTTTTTTATATATTGTTGATGATTATGCCATCAACTGTTCTCTAGCTCTTTCGACTTTCATTATTAATCTAAAACTATCTTTCTTCAATTTGATAGCTTTATCTCTAGTTGCAAGATATGCTTCATGTTTCTTGTTTTGAAGGTCTTGCAGCTTTTGAAGTCTTTGTCTCAGCTTTTCCATCCTTCTCCTTTTTCACTTTGGTAAAGTCTAATTTTATTCCTGTGACTTTACATTCTACAAGCTCTCCTTGTGCGTTTGGGTTTGCAGCCTTTTCAACATCATCAAATCTTTCAGACAATAAAAAATTTGCCTCGCCTGATTTAATTCTGATATATTTAGTCATTTTTATCCTTTTTGTCTATAGTTAATTTATGCAGTTCTTTCGCCATTTTTGCATAAATTATTAGATCATCATAGTTATCTGACTTATATTTCTTGGTAGTTCTATATAGTTTTAAACCCATCATTAGCTTTGCAACTTCATGCGGATCAATATCATCTTTGAGTTTGTCGTGTAGTATCACATTGAATATAACAGAAATAAGTCTAAAATTTTCCTTATAGTCGCCATATTCTGCCTCACGACTTTCCATAATTTTTTTTAGTATCTGATCGTTCAAATCTATTGTTGCCATAATATAGGGGTGGCGGGGAAAACAACTAAAAAGAAAGCCAGAAAGGATTGGCTAAAAAAGAAAACCCCGCCACATGTTACAAAAGTATATATAAATTATTAATACCTTCGTGGTTTATTAGTAGCATAAGAACTAGGCTTTGCAAAATCCTTTTTATATGCAAAGTTTGGTGTTCCTCCGCCTCCTCCTTGTGATTGTTTTGAACTATTAGATGGCACTAACCTTACTGTTAATCCACCTGTAGGCTGATCATTTTCATCAGTAGTATCAAAACCTGCTGGATCATACCAAGTGTCTCCTATCTTTACACCTAGTTTCCATTTCTTACCTTCTGGTGATTTTGGATTTATAGGTGCTACCCAACTTGGGTGATTCGCTGCTGCTCTCTCTTCATTAGGGATCAGCTTTATATATATGTTATCCATATATTACTCCTTGTGTGTTTAATTTAATCTCTTGAGTTTCATACAAGTCAGTTATCTGCCTGTATTCTCTTTGAGACATTTTATTAGAATCAAATAGTTCGGGATATTCCTTTCTAAATTTCCTCAAAGCGAAGATGTCATTTATACCTTTGACATGCTTTCTTATTTGATCCATATCGAGCTGCATATCCAACTCAATATTCCTTTTTCCATTTGTCTTTGGAATCTTTTGTGCAAATTCTCTCTTCAAACTTTCGACATATTTGCTGTCATCAAACATGCCTAAGAATACATCTGCACTCATACCTAGATGACTAAATGCTTTTGTCATTGCATCTGTCATAGCTTTCTTTGGTGCTTCATCATCTAAGCTACCATTCTTTTTAGATAAGTTTTGTACTGAACATACTGGTCCATATTCATACCATTTGCTATCTAAATAATATTTTATAGATACTTCAGCAAACACCAAACCATCTAAATATTTATATTCTACAGTATATTTCCAACCTTTACCTACTGGACCAAACATACTGGTCATCATCTGTATTTGATATTGTGGATCAACTGTTGTCAACTCCTTGCCAAACTTACCGAATGGCTTTGTATATTTGGGATCAGTTTTTTTTAACTTATCCCATATCTGCATTTTATTATTTTGCATCTAACCCCCATAGTTGTTTTATCTTTTGTTTTTGTTGTTGTATTAAATCCCTATAATAAAAAGGATGATTTAATTCTGGTGGTTCTGCAAAGTGTGCTAATTTATTTAGATCACCTTTACAGAATATAATTAGTTGCTCCCATGATAATAATTTTTGAGTCATAATATTGTATTGTTCTTCTAAATAATCTTTTGATAAAAGCTCATGGCTATCATCAAAGATCACATAATCTTTTTCATTTACATAAAACAAAAAAGGTTTTCTTTTGGTGCAATGATAATAAAAAGATAGTTGACTTGCATGTAGATGATCAGGCTCAGTTGGTAAGTTTGTGGTAGCAAGATAATATTCATCCTTACCTTTTTTCTTTCTTAAACTTGGTGGCTTAGTTTTAGCTTCAGCTATGGCATTGTTGCTTTCATAATCTATACGACCAATAATATCATGCAGCATATCTTTTAGTTTTGCAGCTACATATCTTTCAGCGACTAACTTTTCATTACCAAATATTTCTTTCAATACTTTAAATATATTTTGTATAGTTTGGTGTGCAGCTTCAAGCATAACTTCTCTTGCTACTTTATCTTTATCATCCACCGGTTCGCTGTCTTTATTTATTCTTTTAAGCTCTTGGTCAAAGACTTCATTGTAATTTTTATTGGTAAGTTTGATTCGTTTATCACTTGCAAAAAGAACTTCACATTTTAGCCTTTGAGCTGTGTTATTTGTAAGATTACCAAATGGTGCTTTGTATCTAATCTTGAATGATCTTCTGACTTCTTGCGGTAAAGAATAGTTAATTAAAAACCTTGTAAAGTTCTGTGAAGAGGTAGGTGACCAATGGTCTAATCCTTTGCCACCATTAAAAGTCTCAAAATATTCTTTCATTGTTTGATTTATGTATACTGATTTATACCAGTTTGTCTACAATTTTTTCATAATTAAATGGATATATTATTAAACCAATTTGAGTATCATTAGATTTCTTTTTAAATCTTTTATCGTATAATTTTTCTTGTCGACAATAACTCAAAATAGATGTTGCAAAAGAAAGTTTTTGTTTTATCCAATATTTATTTTTATAAAAGTTTAATTGTTTTTTTGTTAGTTTTGGCTTTTTACCATGCCATATATTCAATGGATCATAAGTTATTTTATACATTTTTTTCTCCTTAATTGTTTTTAAAATACATTATACCATATCGGTTATCTTTGTCAAGTGTTTTTTTTTCTTGCAATTCTTAACCTTTATGGTATCAGCAGATTTTCAGAAAGGAGTTTATGAAACTATCAGATTGGATAAAAAAGAATAACCTAAGTTATTCACAAGCAGCTAATAAGTTTGGTATTATAAATATAAATCCTGCAACCAATGTTCAACGCTATGCAAAAGGTGATCGAATACCTCACCCGGTAGTAATGAAAAAGATTGTTGTAGCAACCGATAATAAGGTACAACCTAACGATTTTTATGAAGAATACTGGGAAAGAAAAAAAGTTTAAATACAAAAGGGTCAAGATATATTGGATTGACATTGTATCAAACTCTGAGTGGATGAGCTTAGAAAAAGCAAAGGATCAAATATATTCTATTTGTGAAGATACAGGGTATTTATTATACAAAGATCAAAAGAAGTTAATTATCTTTGCCTCACATAGCTTTGATGATGATGGCTCACTTACAGTTGGCAACACTACAGTATATCCAAGATCAGTAGTCAAAAAGATAGAGGTATTAAAATGACTTATGAGGGTATGTTGGAAGAGATAGAAGCTGCTGATAAGGTTAAACAATTAGAAAAAGAATTAGATATTATAAAAACAGAAAATGAAATAAAAGATTACGAAATAAGAAAGCTCAAAGATAAGGTAGATATGCTGCAAAAACAAAAAAAGATACTGCAAAACTCGATAAGGAAGTATGGAAAGGTAAAAATAAAAAATGACAGGTCACACAGCAGAAACACATAAAACAATTAGAAAAAATCAAGCTCTTAATTTAGATGCTTACCACCATCCAACTGAAAAAATAGAACAACTTAAAAAATTTAATTTTAATAATTTTAAAATTTTAGAAGTTTTTGCTGGTAAAGGAAATCTTACAAAATACTATAGATCTATAAGCAGCAAAGTTGTTTCTATGAATAAAGAAACTACTGGCGACAGCTTTGAATATATTTACAAAGTTAGATACAGTAAAGATAAATTTGATTTAATTGATATTGACAGTTATGGCTACCCAGATAAATTTTTTCCAGTAATTTTTGAATGTTTAAAAGATAAATCTTATTTAATTTTTACTTTTCCAGTTGTTGGCGTTAATTGTTTAAATGGAATAACTGAACAACATTTTATTAATTTTTGGAGATCAAATAGACCAACGATTGGAGACGTAGTTGGATGTATAACTGATTTTGCATTAAGAAATTGGCAATTAGCTAAGTTGGTTGATGTAGTTAAAATTAAAAAAATTTGGAGATTTGTATTTTCAATAGAAAAACAAAAAGCTACCGAACTTTGCAATGTAAAAAATAGATAATGGCTAGATGGACATACGCTTTTAGCAATGGTGGTTATAACGATTGGCACAGACAATTTGAAGGATTAGCCGGTATAGACATAGATTTTATTGAAGTTTGTCCTAAATGTTATCAACCTTTAGCTGTAAAAGAGACTTGCTATGACAAGGGTCAAGTTTACAAGGCTACAACCCTTACAAAGATAGTCGCTAATGCTCTTGAGATACCCGGATTTTTAGTTTTTTACACTCCTATGGGTAAGGATATGAAATTTAGGATAAAACGCATTACAGAGCCTGTGAGTGCCATATACGAGCTATCACAAGACCAATGGCTAGGCTATCTATATGAGTTGCATAAAGAACACAGGAGGTGTTGCAAAAATGCAACAGAAGTATGAGCCACACATAAGGGTTAAGTTTTCCTTGTTTAATGATACGCAGTTTAGAACCATTCCAAACAAGCAAAAAGCTAATACAATTATGGTATTCATTTGTTTACTAAAGTTTGCAAATGCCAAGACTTTACAATGCTACCCACGCAAAGCCACAATCTCAGATATGATTGGTTTATCACGATCCACAATTTATCGTTGCACGACCCTGTTAGAAAAAGCGGGGATTATACAGAAAAAAAGGCTAAAATCTACTATTCTTTACACAATAAACCCTGATTACATTGTAGGTTATAAACAAGACAGGTCACACAGACACTATGATAGGTCACACAGACACATCGGTGTGTCTGATAGATCAGTATTAGAAGAACTACCATATAAACTAACTAGATTAACTACCTTTATAAAAGGTCTTGCGGAGAGTGGTAGCGATAAAGAAACTATTTTAAAACAGATAGCGAATAACTTTACTAAGCAAGAACTAAACCAAGCTATTGATAATAATGATAACCCTTATCTTTGTAAACAAGCTCTTGAAATACAAGGGGATGCTGCCAAGAATTATGTACCAGTTCATATAATAAAAAATGCTGTAGATAAGGTGCGGAAAAAAACTAATTATTTTTATAAGAATAAGGTAGCTAAGAATAAGAGGGAACATGGCAGGATTTCAGCAACGAAAAGTTTTTTGTCAAAGTCTGACAAGAAGAAGTAAACGACCCTGTAGAGCAAAAGGTTATCCAACCGCTAATGGCAAATTTTTATGTATGTTTCATGGTGGTAATAATATAAAAGGATTTAACCAAAAAAAATATACACATGACACAAGAATCAAAGCACTCTCAAAGCTCAAACAATTCAGAGATAAAACAATCGAACAAGTCACAGAATACTATAACGAAAAAGTCAAGCCAAGAATTGGAACTAATGAAAAATCAAGATACTATTATAAGCAATCTTATCGAAGGAAAAACCCTTACAGAAATAATACAGGACCAAAAGCTCAACCCCTCACAAATCAGCTTGATGAAGTTTTACGCCATCTTAAAAAAAAACAAGGAACTAAATGACAAGATTACTGACGCTAGAAAAATTGGTATCCAAACATTAATAGACAAATTGCTACAAATCTTTCAATACCAAGAAGTTGAAAATCCAAATCAAATACTTTGGATCAGAGAAAAAACAAAATTTATTACTTATCTAGCCGGGAAGCTAACAGATTTATATTCGGATAACAAACCTGTAAAGCAGAATATAGATCAGAAAATTTCTGTATCTTGGCAAGATAATGATATTCTGGATGTAGACGCAATCGAAATTGATGATAAAACAAACCCCTTGCCATAATTAAATGGCAAAGGGTTGTAAGCTCTAGTTTACTCATTAATAACTAGCTTTTAATTTTAAATTTACTTCAATGTAATCATTATAGTTATCAATCATATCTGAATGGTAATCTAGCTTTCTTACAAATTCAAATAGATCATAACAATCTCCAATATCTATTGACTTACCTTTTTTTATTATTGGGTTTTTAAGATCAATATGTTTTTTCTTTTTATGATCGTATCTTGATGTTGTCTTATCAACTTTTGTTAATACAACATCTTCAAAGTGTATTACTGGTTTCATAATTGTTTACCTTTAGTTGTTTCCTTTCAAATTCTAATATAACCATAAAGGTTAATATGTCAAGCATAAAATATTCTAATTTATTACTTCATTAATATTGTAGTTTATTACTTCATTAAAATGTAATTTATTATGTAAAAAGAAATCTAATTTATTATTTCGTTGTATGTTTATTTTTTTTTTTTTTAAATTATTTCCTGTCCTTGCTTATTAAATTTTTTATTAATATTAGGCACATATAAAAAGCCATTATCTTTTAATTGTTTTAATGTATTATAAAACCATATATTATTGATATTGTGTTGAAATTCAGTTAAATTTTTATAGTATTTTCTGGACCAATTATATCGCTTGTGAGTGGTGGAGCATTTGCTGCTGTTTTTTGCGGTCATATAGTTTTTTATTTTTAGTTATTTTGTTTTTAAAATGTCTTAATTGTTTAGCTATGGGGTTTCTTTTTTTGTTTAATTTTTGCATTAATTAAAATACAATAGAACCCAACAAAAAACCAACTAAAAAACATTGATATTCATGGCGGTAGTATAATTCATAAAATTTTAACGCTTCAATAAATTTATTCACTTATAAGAACCTATTAAATTAGCTATTATTTTTGGCGTTATCTTTTTTGGTATTGGTAGCCTATATTTGAGCCAATCGGTCCAGTATTGTTTAACCCGGTATATCTTTTTAATAGGTACTTGATACATATTAAAATTGTATTTTTTCATATAATACCCATTATATATACAAAAAAATATAGCCAAGATGTAAAACCCGCAGCAGCTATAATAAGCGTTGCTATTGTTATTCCTGTATTCATTTTTTATATTCCTTAATGTTTTTAGTTTCAAAACCCCATTTGTTTATTTTATAATCTAAAGCTGTTTCTAAATCTTCCTCTTCATTAGATTGTTGCTTGATTGTCTCTTCGTTTATTTCTTTATTCCCCTTTTGTTTTATATGTTTTGTATCATCATACATAGAACACCATTGATAAAAATTATCATCATTCATTTTTTTTATTTGTTCCTCATTGTATAGTTTGTTGTTTTCATCACTATAAGGAACATTCCATTGAATATAAAAGCTACTATCTTCATTAAGTAGATTATCATATTCTTGTCTTGCTTGTTCTTTTGTTTTCATATAGTTGTTTTAAATAATATAGACATTTTGGCTATATATTAACATGGTTAATAATGTCGCATGTATATAAATATATATAGACATTTTGGCTATATAGTTATAAATGTTTAAATGTCAATTATGACAAAAAACAAACTAATAAAAGAAGGATAACATGAAACCAATAAGAAGTAACGAGCTTGAGCATTATAAAGAAGAAATTAATAAAAAATTTCGACATAAAGCACAAGCCATTGAAAGCGAAATACAGCAAGAAGCTCAAACGCTTTCAGATAAAAAAAAACCTAGCTTTCAAAAATTAGTCAAGGTTGATAAAAAAATGGCTAATTTAATTGAAGCTGAAAAAAAATATAAAAAGCATCTAATGAATAAGGACGCTGTTGAACGAAAGCTTTTAGAAGATGTAAGAAAAAAAGCTAAAGAAGTTGCGGATCATTGCAACAGGGTCAAAAATGTTCGTGATTGGTCCGATAGTTTTAGCACTTACTCACATAGACATGAAATAGATGATCAAGCTAGTGACTATTTTGAAAGCAGATTAAATGATGCTTGTTATCAAGAAGCTATTAAACATGTAACAGACAATCATAAACTTAGAAAAATATTAGAATCTAAGCGTGAATTAGCTTATAATATCTTATATTCTGGCGGTGATATAAACGCTATATTAAGAGAATTAGTTAAAGCGTTTAAAAGTGCTGATATTGATTACGCTGTACCAAGCTCATTACTTCAATTAAGTAAATAATAATAAACAATTAACCCCTGATTAATTAACTTTAGTCAGGGGTTTTTTATTGCCTGTATTAAACTTAGTATCATTACATAGACCCCCGCAAAATTTTTACTCGCATATATAAGCGGTTATTGGTTCCGATAATCATAAATTATCACTAGTAATTATTTACTGCATTATCTAGCTTTTTTGTTTTGTTATAGGGGGGTATATCCCCTGTTTTACGCTGCGGTCTAACTATATATATACATGGGAATAGAGGACACCCTTACAGACAGCCACCCTTTGACACCAAGAGCTTTATAAACTAGATATGGTATATGAATGATTTTTTAAAACAAGGTTTAGAGTCAGTTGCTTTTATTGAGAAAGATACAAACAATGTAGTTATAGTCTTTGAAGGTTTTTCTAATGAACTAGCTTCACAGCTATTTATTACTTTTGCTATGGTTAGTCTTGGATTTGACTACGAAACAACTGATGACATGCCTAGTAAATCAATTCACTAAGTATGGATATTAAAATACCTTATACACCAAGAAAACATCAAGCATACTTGCACAACCAAATTTCAAGAAGCAGATGGTCTGTCTTAGTTTGCCACCGAAGATTCGGCAAAACAGTTTGCATGATCAACCATTTGATTAGATCAGCTCTAACTTCTAAAAACAAGAACCCAAGATATGCCTACATTTCGCCAACATTCAAACAATCAAAAGCTATCGCATGGGATTACATGAAACAGTTTACAGCCAAAATACCTTTCACAAAGTTCAACGAAACAGAACTGAGAGTTGATTTACCAAATGGCTCTCGTATCACCTTGCTAGGCTCAGAGAACTCTGACAGCTTGAGAGGTATATATCTTGATGGCTGCGTGATTGATGAGTACGCAAATGTCAATGACAAGTTGTTTCCTGAGATTATCAGACCAGCACTATCCGACAGAAAGGGGTACTGTGTTTTTATTGGTACACCACAAGGCATGAATAATAATTTTTATGAATTATATCAACATGCACAAGGAGCTGATGATTGGTTTCATTATAAAGCTAAAGCTAGTCACACAAAGATTGTAGATGAAGAGGAGTTGACCAAAGCGAAAGAAGTCATGGGTGACAAGAAGTTCTTGCAAGAGTTTGAGTGTGATTGGATTGCAAACATTGAAGGAGCTATCTATGGTGATGAGATCGCAAAACTTGAAAACAAAAGACAGATTACAAGAGTTCCATACGATCCGAGCTTACCTGTGTCGACCAGTTGGGATTTAGGAGTTTCAGATCATAGCTCGATAATATTCTATCAACAACTTGGTAGAGCCATAAATATAATTGACTACCATGAAGAGAGAGGCAAAGGATTACCACACTATATTCAGATGATCAAAGAGAAAGAATATGTTTACAAGGATCATTTTGCTCCGCATGATATTGAAGTTACTGATTTTAGTAATGGCAAAACCCGGAGAGAGGTCGCCTATCAGCTAGGAATTAGATTCAGAGTTGTTCCTAAAATACCTTTGGAAGATGGTATACACGCAACTACCATGACGCTGCCTAGATGTTGGATTGATGTTGACCATTGCAAAAACTTGATAGATGCGTTAAGACATTACCACAGGAAGTATATTGATAAAAATAGAATGTTTAGATCAAAGCCTGTGCATGATTGGAGTTCACACGCTTGTGATGCCATGAGGTATCTAGCAGTTGGATTACAAGAATTAAATACTAGACAAGTTGCACCGCAAAGTGTAGCAGATAATAGTTATAGGATTTTATAATATGGGATTTTTAAGACCGAAAACACCAGAGTTGCCGCCAGTACCACCGACACCAGAGCCGCCAAGTTCAGAGTTATCCGAAGAGGAAAAAGAGAGAATTAAAAAAGAACAAGATAAAATTAGAAGAATGAGAAAAGGAAGAAAATCAACAATACTAACAGGTCCACTTGGAGTTCAAGAAACTGAAGAGGATGCGTTAGAAACATTACTAGGGAAATAATTATGGGAGCAGCATCAAGCGGAGGATCAGACGATCAAGTTTCAGGAGCAGAAGCAGTAGCTTCTGGAGGTAAACTTAAAACTTATGGTTCAAGAAAAATTGGAGATGTAAACAAACAGATTGCAGAACAAAATAGAAAGAATCAAAAAAGTAGAGCAAGTTTATTTGATAGATCATTAGCTGTTACAATAGCTTCTGGTATTACTAATTCTAAAATTGTAAGAGATAATAATTACAAAAGAAGAGTTGCGTTTGCAAAGAAAACTGGAAAATTTAAAAATACAGATTTGACAAGCAGAGAGTTTGTTTTATCAAAAGGATTTAGAACACAATTAGATGCACTAGGATATGCAAAAAGTTTGAGAGGACCAGAAGGTCAACCAGATAAAGATACACCAAGAGTTATAACAAAAAATATTGGTGGAACTAATGTTCAGATGGAATCTCCAACAGAAGCTGAAGTCTCACAATCTTCATCTACAGATACAACTTACGATGCAAGAAAAACAAAAAAAAGAGGTAGAAGAATTACAATCCTTGCAAAGAACGCAGGAAACTTTACACTTAGTAAACCAACATTGCTAGGAGTCTAATGGCAAAAACAGATTTAACTAAAAGCATCATGTCTCGTTTTGATCGACTCAAAACAGGTCGACAAAATTGGGAAACGCATTGGCAAGAGGTTGCTGATTTTATGATGCCAAGAAAAGCTGATGTCACAAAAACAAGATCAAGAGGTGACAAGCGAACAGAAAGAATTTTTGATTCCTCTCCACTACAAGCGGTAGAATTGTTAGCTGCATCTTTACATGGAATGTTGACTAACCCTTCTACTACTTGGTTCACACTAAGATATAAGGATGCAGGTTTAGATGCAGATGATGAAGCAAAACTTTGGTTGGAAAGTGTAACTGAAACTATGTATACAGCTTTCAATAGATCAAACTTTCAACAAGAAATATTTGAACTATATCACGATCTAATTACATTCGGCACAGCAGCAATGTTTATAGAAGAAGATACAGAAGATTTATTAAAATTTTCTACAAGACACATAAACGAAATATATATTACAGAAAATGACAAAGGTAGAATAGATACAGTTTACAGAAAATTTAAAATAACAGTAAGAGCTGCGGCTCAACAGTTTGGTAATTCTATATCAGAAGAAGTAAATAATTTAGTAAACAAAGACCCATACGAAGAGATAGATATACTTCATGCTGTATATCCAAGAAATGATTTTGATCCTACAAAAAAAGATTCAAGCAACATGCCTTTTGAATCTGTTTACATGGAATATAAAAATGGAAACGAACTATCAGTATCTGGCTTTCAAGAGTTTCCTTTTGTAGTACCAAGATACTTAAAAGCATCACATGAAATATATGGTAGATCACCTGCAATGACAGCACTACCAGATGTTAAGATGCTAAATGAAATGTCAAAGACAACTATCAAAGCTGCACAAAAACAAGTAGACCCACCATTACTTGTGCCTGATGATGGTTTCTTATTACCAGTTAGAACTGTACCGGGAGGACTAAATTTTTACAGATCAGGAACTAGAGATAGAATTGAACCACTAAATATTGGTGCAAACAATCCACTTGGTTTGAACATGGAACAACAAAGAAGAGATAGTATTAGAGAAGTGTTTTATGTTAATCAGTTGATGTTGCAACAAGGACCACAAATGACAGCAACAGAAGTTATACAAAGAAACGAAGAGAAGATGAGATTGTTAGGACCAATACTACTTAGAAATAATCAGTTTGCACAAGCTCCTGAATTTTTATCAGGTCAAGACATTGAGATTGAATATGTATCACCACTTGCAAAAGCACAAAAGTCTACAGAGCTTTCATCTATAACAAGAGCGATAGAAATATTAGGATCACTTGCTAATGTTGCTCCTGTATTTGATTACATAAACTTTGATGCGTTGGTTAAGCATGTTGCGGACTTAGTTGGTGTACCACAAAAAGTATTGAAACTACAATCACAAGTAAATGCTGAAAGAGAAGCACAAGCACAACAAGCAGAACAAATGGAACAAATGCAACAACTACAACAAGTCGCAAAAGCGGGAGGAGACATAGCTCCATTGGCAAAGGCTTTACCTGAAGAGGCAAAAGCTGTAGCTAATGCAGAATAATATGGATCAAAAAGAATTAGAAAAAAAACTAAAAGAATTACAAACAGATTACAAAACAATATTCAATACAGACGAAGGCGTAAGGGTCATCGCTGATCTTGAAAAAAGATGTCACTTTCTAACTACAACTAACATAAAAGGTGATAGCCATGAGAGTGCATATATGGAAGGACAACGCAGCGTTCTTCTATTTATAAAACAAATGCTGCAAACAAAGGATAAATAAAATGTCAAACGAACAGATAACACAGGAAACTGTGCCTGTAGAGCAGACAACTACAGAGGCACAACCACAAGCAACACAAGCAACTGTTGCAAAAACAGACACCCCTGCACCACAACCAACACAATCAACTTGGAAAGAATCTATAAGTGAAGTCTATAGAAACGACCCAAACATTGAAAAGTTTACAGAGATTGATGCACTTGCAAAGTCATACATCAATGCAACTAGAATGATTGGACAAGATAAAATGATTGTGCCTAATAAAAATTTTACAGAAGATCAATGGGAAGAAGCCTATATTAAAATGGGTAGACCACAATCTTTTGATAAATATACATTAGATACAAAATCTGATGTTGTTCCTCTTGATGAACAAGCTATCAAAAATTTTCAAGAACAATCTTTTAAACTAGGTTTAAATAATCAACAAGCAAATGGCATATTAGATTTTTACAAAAATAATATGGAAGCTGCTGACAAACAGGCAAAAGTAGATGCAGAAACTACTCAAGCTCAAGCTCAACAACTTTTGAGACAAGAATGGGGTAGAGAGTATGATACAAACATCAACAAAGCAAAGTCACTAGCTAATGCAAATCTAGCACCAGAAGTTTTAGAACTACAACTATCTGATGGTTCAAGACTAGGTGATAATGTAGATGTTATAAAAGGTTTTGCAAAGATAGCTAACATGCTTTCTGAAGATAAAATATTATCTACTGAGTCTGAAAACATGGATAAATCTGAAGATATACAAACAGAAATAGATCAGATTATGAATGATAAGAATGGTCCATATTGGAACAAGTCACATCCTAATCATGATAAAGTTGTTCAACAAGTATATACCATGAGAGAAATGTTAGATGGCAGCAAGTGATCATCTTAATGATGAAGAGTTAAGACTTGAGATTTTAAGAATTGTCAAAGAAACTGGTACTGAATTTCAGAAACAAGACCCCTTGCCAATCTGTGAAAATTATTATAAATGGATAAAAGGTAAGACAATTCGTAAGAACCTTGCTGACAAGAAGGAATAGACTCTAGTCTAAAAGACTCTAAATCCAAGAGATGCCTACGAAGGTGGATAACTTCTCTGATTGTTTAATACTAACATAACAATGGGAGACTAATATGTCATCACAAATAACAACAGCATTTGTGCAGCAGTATTCTGCTAACATTCAAATGTTGTCTCAACAAATGGGATCGTTATTAAGAGACAAAGTTCGTCTTGAATCTATTGTCGGTAAAAATGCTTTCTTCGATCAAGTCGGAAAAGTAACTGCTGTTTTAAAAACTAGCAGACATGCTGACACTCCACAGATCGACACTCCACATGCGAGAAGAAGAGTATCTCTTGCGGATTACGAATTTGCGGATTTAATAGATCAACAAGATAAAGTGAGACTCTTGATAGACCCGACTTCATCTTATGCTCAAGCTGCTGCTATGGCAATGGGTAGAGCTATGGATGATGTAGTAATATCGGCTGCTTTGGGAACTGCGTTCACAGGCGAAACTGGTTCTACATCAACAGTATTACCCTCAACACAAAAAATCGTTGAGTCTGGTACTGATGGTTTAACTATTGCAAAGTTAAGAACTACAAAAGAAAAGTTCGACTTAGCAAGTGTAGACCCATCAATCGCAAGATTTATCGTGGTTTCACCAAGACAGATAACCGATCTATTAGGAACAACTGAAGTAACAAGTTCTGATTTCAACACAGTTAAAGCATTAGCTAATGGTGAAATCAACTCGTTCTTAGGTTTTAACTTTATAGTATCAAACAGACTATCTATTGCATCTTCTAAAAGGAAGTGTATCGCATTTGCACAAGATGGTATTGCATTAGCTGTTGGTAAAGATGTTCAAGCTAGAATAGACGAAAGAGCTGACAAATCTTACGCAACACAGGTGTACTACTGTATGTCAATCGGTGCTACTAGAATGGAAGAAGAAAAAGTAGTAGAAGTTCAAGCACACGAAGCGTAATAGAAGGAGATAAATAATTATGGCAAATTCAATTCAACAAGCGAAAATTGCTGCAACTCCTTCTGAGAAGGTAAAGACTAACGAACTTGCTGGTAGAGTAAGAGTAGCCTTTGCTGAATACGAAGCGAGTGCAGAGCAATCAACAATACACATGTTTAGTTTACCAAATGGAGCTAGAATTCTTGGCGGTAGACTTGCACATGATGCACTAGGTTCATCAACTACGTTATCAGTTGGTCACAATGCTTATGTTGACTCTTCAGAGTCAACTGTTGCGGCTGACGTTGATGAGTTCAAAGCGGCTGCTTCTTCAGCATCTGCATCATCTGCTGCTATTGCAACAACAATAGCTTTAGGTGAGAACTCAGTTGTGAATGCGAATAAGGATGGTATCCCAGTTTCTGTAACTTTAGCAGGAGCTAATGGTACTGGAACTATTCAGTTGCACATGACTTATGTTATTGACTAATAACTAGATAAGATAGGGGAGAAATCCCCTATCTTTTTTTTTAAAATTATTTTATAAGGACTTATGGCATCAGTAGTCGACATTTGTAAC